CGTGGTTGGGGCTGCGCTGACAGCGGCCTCTGCCCTGTTAGCGCCGAAGCCAAAGGCCCCGCAGCTGCAGCAGGCGACAGCTCCAGCGCCTCAGCAGCAGCAACAGGATCAGCTAGCGCCGATCCAAACCGAAAACATCACAGGCGCGACGCGATTCACGTCGAATGTTGGCTTTGACAGCGTTCAGCAGCTGGCGTCACTGGGTGAGACCATCCCCCTGGTCTTTGCTAACCGCGTGGGCAATGTCGGCGGTATTCGCGTCAAGACGTTGCTGTTGTGGTCGCAGCTGCTGAGTCAATCAATCGGGCAAGAGCTGGCGACGGTGTTGCTGCTTTCAGCTGGCAAATTGGCAGCTAGGCCAGAGTTCCAAGGGTTTGCGATTGGCGACCAGACCCTTAAGAACTACACCAACGCCAGGCTTGCGTTGTATTACCTGCCAGACGGCGGGCGCTTGAGAAGTACCAACAAGTACCCCGAAGGGTCGCTGCCTGAGCACGACAATCAGGGCGACGTCTTTACGGTTTATAGCGACCGCGACAAAGCCTTTAAGCCGTGGTTCTGTGGCACACGGTCCCCGTCAACGCAGACCCAGTTCGGCTGCTACAGCCCGATCGTCAACGCCACCCCCTTCAGGCTGCCCTACGAGCTGGTGATGATTCCTCGGGCAGACGGCACTAATCCGTCCATCGCTGCTCAGTCGGAGCTGAAGAAGAACAAGCTAGATCGCGACTACTCAACCCGTGCCTCGCTGACTAGCGAAAGCGTTAGCGGTTCCGATACCTTCCTGACTTACACGATCACTGGCGGTGAGATCGACGAGGACAAATACGACCCCTGGGGTGTTGATGACATCCATGCGGCCGTAGAAGATCGGCGGATCATTGCAGACGACCAGATCCAGCTGAGCGGTCTTTACATGGCTGGTTCGGCCCAGGTGGTTTGCACGGCGACTAGCACGCCGAACATTTGGGAGCTGAACACCGAGAAGACTTACACCTTCAAGATTCAAGAGCCTGGGTACTACGAGATCTTCAGCGACCCAACGCTGTTGATTAATGACCCCAATGACAACGACAAGCTCAAGGCTCCGAATCCGCCGTATGGGCCGATCCTTCAGCGGCTGTCAATCGCGACCATCGCAAACAACCGAGCCTGTGACGTCACTGAGATTGGGCTGAAGTCGACAGTTTGGAAGCAGATCAGCGGTTTCCCCAACGTCAACAGCATCCCCGACCAAGGGACGATCAACCTGTACGAAAGGAACAACGGCACAATCGGCCTCGGCTCGATCAACCGCTACGTCAGGCGGATCAGCTTCTTCCGTTTGCAGATTCGTCTGCTTGGCACTGACGACAACAGCTGGACAACGCTGGACGGCGGCAGGATGTTTGCAGTCGAAGGCAACACGCCTAGCCCTAAGTACAACTTCATCAGGATCAACCATCCCAGAAACCAGTACGAGTTTCGCTTCGTGCCAGTGCCAGGCAGCGAAGTAGTGCGTGGCTGGATGGAGAGCTCGGTCTACTTCTTGGGCGGTGAGGCCACGCTTGGCTTTAGCAAGGACAGCTATCAGGTTGTTTTTAACGGTTACCTGAAGCAGCTCACCACATCCGTCACGACGAACCCTGACTGGACGGTGGGGCAAGCGCCGCCCGAGAGTGTGGGGGCAGTTCAATCATTCAGCCCGCTATCAGTTGGCCCAGTGCCTGAGCCCTATGACGATGTCATATCAAACGAAAACAGGTCCGCAAGCGGCGGCAGCGGCAGTGGGTTCGTCATTCAGGTCATTGGCTACTCGAACGGCTACAGAGAGTTTTCTTTTGAAGAAGGCGGCACGGGTTATCTAAACGGTGAAACGGTCACGGTCTACGACGTAGACCTGAACGAGACTTTCACCTTGACCGTCACCACCGATGCAGAGGTTGACATAGAGTTGCAGCTGAACCTGCACGATGCCGTCGCTGATATTTACAAGTACGACGCAGAGAACAGCAGCCATTCAAGCGGCCCTGAGCACTCTGTCGTCTATGTCAACGAGATCATTAAACAGGATGACCCTGGCCCGCAATATGCAGACCTCGCACTAATCGGTCTGCGTCTAGCCAGCTCAACCGAGTGGAGCACCTTTGCCCAGCTTTCGGCCTATGTGCAGAAGGGTGTGCTGGTGGAGCGTCTGATTGATGACAACGGCAACCCCACCACCAGCCTGGTCGGCCCCACCAACAACTTTGCGGAAATCGCCTACGCCGTTCTGACCAACACTGAATGGGGTGCTGGCAAGTTCATTGGCAAGGAAGCAGTAGACCGCGACAGGATGACCCTTGCGGCTCGCTACTGCCGTGCCAATGGTTTTACCTGGGACGGCGTGCTGGGTTCAGCCGTCAACCTGCGGAACTTCATCTTTGAAAACGCGGGCTACTGCCTTCTGGACTTCACGATCCTTGGCGGCAAGTTCAGTCTGTACCCGACCGCTACTTACAACAGCAGCTATGTGATCAGCGGCAGCGTCCCAGTCGAAGTCAAGGCGCTATTCACCGACGGGAACATCAGGGACCTCAGCGTCACCTGGCTCGGCCCAGAAGAGCGGCGTCTGTTCAAGGCGATCGTCAAGTATCGCGAGGAGAAGCTCAATGGCTTCCCTGAGGAGCGGATGTTGAGCATCCGCCTAAACGATGCTGAAGGCGGCTCTGATACTGACCCCGAGGAAGAGTTCGACCTGTCCTCGTTCTGCACGCAGCGGAGTCAGGCGCTCAAGTTTGCGAAGATGGCGCTACGCCTGCGGCAGCTGGTCGACCACAGCGTCAGCTTCCAGACCACACCAGCCAGTGCGCTGAACTTGGTGCCAGGGCAGCACTTCCGCCTGGTTTCAGAGTGCACGCACACCGACCGCTTCGCCAATGGTGTGATCACAGCTGACGGAATGATCGTTAGCGCCGAGCCTTTGGCTAACGGCAGCTATCCGATCATCTACTGGAAACCTGGAACGACAGGGGTGATGGAATCCACGATGACGGTCAGTGGTGGCATCTGCCAAGAGACCAACCTGCGCGGCACCGTCTACACCTTGGCGAACACAACCACTAGTAGCCGCGTCTACAAGGTCGAGACCTTGTCGATTGGCGACGATGGCTTCATCGAGATCGCCGCCAGCCATGAGCCAGTGGCTCAGAACTTGACGATGGCTACGCTGGACTGGAACGACAGCAAGTTCATCATCGAGGAGAGCTGATGGCTGCTGTTGCGTTCCCTGCTCTTATCCCAAGCGGTCGGCGGTATAGCCCTGGCTTTTACCCACAGGCGGAGTTCAAGGCGCTCAACGGTGCAACGACGACCCTGCGCTATGGAAACAGGCGGTTTGATGCAGAGCTAGATCTGACGTTCGAGAACATCACCGATACTCAGGCCGCCAGTGTTCTGAAGCTGTACGAGGACACGATGGTTGCCGATGACTGGGTGACCTTCACGACCAGCGACGTGGCAGGCGGTGCGTCTTCTGCGCTGGCGAACTATATCCGTGAGGTTGGCGGCAGCAATCTGCGCTGGCGATTTGCAGAGCCGCCTGGCGTGGATAGCGTTCTGCCTGGCATGTCAACGCTGCAGTGCAGGTTCATTGGCCGATTGGACCCGACCTAGACTGCAGGTATCGCAACGCTTTGACAAATGGCTGTCTTCAGCGGGAAGGACGGATCTCTGACTTTTGCTGGGACATCCGTTGCTCGTGTCCGTAACTGGTCCTTCACTGGCAACGTTGACGCCATGGAGACGACCAACCTTGGCATTGATGCGCGAACATATGAGCCAGGGTTGAAGAGTGCGACGGGTCAGGCGTCGGTGTTTTATCACGATGACGACGCTAGCCTCAGGGCCACGATCGACAACTGCGTCACTGTAGGAGCACCTGCTAAAGGCGAGATGCGGTTGAAGTGGGGCGACAGGCTGTTGAGTTTCACCTGCATTATCACGAGCGTCGCAATCACCTGCTCGACGGGTGAGGTGATGTCGGCCGACATCAGCTTCACGATGGATGGCGACTACCTCACCACGATTTTGTGATCAATGGCGGTCTTAATGGGGGAGGGCGGCTGCATTGAGTTGCGCCGTTCGCAAGTAGACGAGAAGTTCACGGGCAGCGTCGCCGCTTCCGACGTGAACCCTGTCAAAGACCGCTTTAGCTTTGACTACCCCCTGGGGATGCTGATCACTGGCGATCAGTGCGAGATCAAGACAACAGACGGAAGCCTGCTCAGCTTCATCGCGCCAAGCGGGTGGCCTAATAACACCCGTTACAAGGACGGGATCTGGTACGTCTTCGTCGATGAGGTCGGTGCGATCCGTTTGTATCGCACGTTCGATGAGGCCATCTCAGGCGAGGTGGCAGGTCGCGTTGACCTCGTGGATCCTGGTCGGACCGTGCCGATCGAGATCAAGGTTCGCAATAACAACGAGCGGATCCTTGCTCAGATCAAGGACTTTGAGCTGAACACCGAGCGTGAGGCCGTTGACATCACCTGCCTTACTGAGGAGTTCCGCAGGCAGTACAGCGGGCTGATTAGCGGCAGCGGTCGGATTACCTGCTTCTTCGAGTACGAGCGGCGGATGTGCGACCCGAACACAGGTGATGCATCTACGGCGGCCCTTGAGATGCCGATCTACATGAACCAGCTGCTGGTACGCACCAGGCTGGGCAGTGAGTTCTGGGCGAAGGTGACGCTAGTTGGGCGTGGTGACAAGCCCTACGGGAACCGCTTCGATGTTGATGATGTCGTCTGGTATGAGTTTGAGGCGCGGATCACGAATATCGCGATGGCCTTTGCCCCAGGCCAGCCGATCGAGTCGACCATTGAGTATGTGACGACAGGCGAGATCAAGCTGCGCACCCAGTTCGTCAGTAATTACCTGCTGCAGGAAGACGCAGGTCGCATCAGGTTGGAAGACAACCAGAGCGGCTTCGTCGAGATCGAGCAGCAGGACTGAGCCAACAGGCGCGATACCTAGACTGGCTCTAACGGTCGTATCGCAGTGCCTTGGCTGACTTAAGGATCTCCGAACTGCCGCCTCTGGCGTCAGCTGATGCTGAAGCGAATGATGATCTGGCGATTGCGGACTACTCAGCGAGTGAGACGAAGCGATTAACGCTAAAGGGTGCTGTCCAAAAGGGTGCCACCCTGATCGACGATGGGGTGATCCCTGGGTCGAAGCTGGTCACCGACAGCGTGACCGCTACCCAGATCGCGCCGAACTCGATCACGGCTAGCGAGTTAGCCAACGGTGCTGTCGATACGGCTGCCGTTCAAGACGCAGCCATTACCGACGTCAAGTTGGCCAGCGGTATTGACGGCGGCAAGCTTGTCACTGACTCAGTGACAGCCACACAGATCGCACCGAACGCCATCACGGCGTCTGAGCTAGCCGATAACGCCGTCGACACTGCAGCGATTCAAAGCGCAGCAGTCACCGATGCCAAGGTTGCTAGCGGTATCGATGGGGCCAAGCTGACCGATGGCACGGTCACTAACGCCAAGCTGGCCAGCGGGATTGATGGGGCAAAGCTAAGCGCCGATTCGGTCACTGCTACCCAGATCGCGCCGAACGCGATCACAGCCAGTGAGCTTGCTGGCAACGCTGTCGACACCGCTGCTGTCCAAGATTCAGCAATCACCGACGCCAAGCTGGCGTCTGGCATTAACGGGGCCAAGCTCACCGACGCCACGGTGACCGCAGCCAAGATCACTGCCGATAGTGTCGACCGGGGTCTCGATAAAACCACAGGCAAGTTCGGGCACACCAACAGCATCGGCGCTGGCACAAGTGCAGGCATCAGCTTTGACGCACATGGCCACGTCACTGGTACTACGTCACTGGTGTCAGCTGATCTGCCAGTCGCTACAGCGACTGCAATCGGTGGCGTCAGCATCCCAGCCAATTCTGGCCTGAGCGTTACTGGCACAGGTGCCGTCACCCACAACAACTCAATCACGGCTGGAACGACCAGCGGGATCACCTACAACGCAACAGGTCACATCACGGCGATCGTGCCGCTGGCCGCGACGGATGTACCGACAGCAACAGGCACGACCAAGGGTGCTGTCAGCGTTCCAGGTCCCTCGCTGCAGGTGGCAGCCGATGGGGCACTCACTCATGCCACCTCTGGCGTTGCTCCTGGCAGTTACCCGAAGGTCACAGTCGACCAGAGGGGTCATGTCACCGCTGGTGGGTCACTGGTCGCCTCTGACATCCCCAACCTTGACACAAGCAAGATTGCATCAGGCACATTCGACCCAACGCGAATTGCCGACCGTTCACTGACGGCGACCAAGCTTGCAAACTATGCAACGACTCTGATCCAAGAGTCGCAGCCACCTGGCACTGACTATTACACAGGTCAGTTCTGGTACAAGGAATCAGACGCACAGCTGCGCACCTGGAGTGGTAACAGCTGGATCCCTGTTGGCTTTGGCCGCCTGAGTGAAGAAAACCTGCGCTTCTGCGGCACGTTTGACGCCAGCACAGGCAACGTCATCCAGGTCACGCCGTTCGGTACCGCTGCTGGTTTGACGGCAGGAGCTGCAATTCCGACCGCAACCGATGTACTCACTGGCGTTTATCTGGTTTGCGCTGTCCCAGGCAACTATGCGGGCAACGTCTACGACAACGGTGACTGGACACTGTGCTTAGGCCAGGCCCAGGGCTGGGTGCGGATCGACACCCTGACAGGCGGTGGTGGTGGTGCGACAACCAACCTCGGCGACCTGCTTGACGTCACGATCACCTCGCCAGCTAGTGGCGACACCCTGATCTTCGATTCTTCTACGAATACCTGGAAGAACCGCACGACGCACGGCGTCAAGCTGTCCCTGATCGAGCCATTTGACGGCACCCGCACCAGCTTCACGACAAGCGGGACAGTTATTTCCCAGAACAACCTGCTGGTAAGCCTGGGCGGCGTCCTGCAAGAGCCAGCGATCAACTTCACGGCTGCTGCTGGTTCGACCACGCTGAGCTTCACGACACCCCCGCCTGCTGGGAGTGCTTACTGGATTCTGCAGGAGGCGTCGATTGATGGCGGTGGAGGTGGAGGAGGAACAACGTTGCCGCCTGGTACGGCAGCGGATGAGGTACTTCGCTGGAACTCGGCCACTAGCGCCTGGCTTCCTAGCGACACCATTGATGGGGGTAGTTTTTGAGGCTAATTAACCCACGTCCAAGACTTCCCTTGCCAAACAGATCTAACGGTCGTGTAACGCACGCCAAAGCGGGCCGCTAAGTCCTTGGCGGCAGCTTGACTTGGGTAAGTGCGCTTGATGATGCGGGCTTGCTCTTCGTTCAGCTTTGATCGCCAGTGCTTGGCCCCTCTCGGCATTGCTCCGACTTCGACCGCGTCATCACTGTTGTCCTGGTGCGTACCCCAGGCAAGGTTGGACAAGGCATTGTTTGTCGAGTCCCCGTCAAGGTGCCGCACGACAGGCAGGCCGCCTGGGTTTGGTAGAAACGCCTCAGCTACTAGTCGGTGCACGGGAGCTTGCCATCGCTCTCCGTTTTGGCTTAGCGACACCGTGATACGAAAATATTTTTTGTTGTGCCCCTGCTTGGCTGTAGAGAACCGCAGCACCTTGCCCTTGATGAGGCGCTTGCCGTAACGGGAAGGGACAATGCGGTCGAGGCTGCGCACTCTGCCCTTAGTTGAGACCTCATAGGAACCGTCGTACCCGACGACGGCGCGCCATACTTCGCACATCAGCTCAGTCCTGTTGAGTTGGTCACGGGGCGGGTGTTGGTAGCACGCCGCTCCACCTAAACTCTAGCTAAGGGCTGGGGCGGAGATGTCTCTCACTAAAGGCGCACTGATTCAGCCTCAAGGGCTGACCACAACCGAGCGGGACCTACTGACGCTGAGCGGCGGTGATATCGGTCGGTTGATCTACAACGAGACCACGAGCAAGCTGCAGCAGTGGACAGGTAGCGCCTGGGTTGATGTTCTGACTAGCACGGCAGGCAGCACGCCAGTTAGCTCTGTCTTTGGTCGCACTGGTGCCGTGGTTGCCACTGAAGGCGATTACGACCTGGATGAGTTGGGCGACGTATCGGTGACTGGTGCGGCAGTCGGTTCGATGTTGGAACTTGGCAGCGGCGGTCAGTGGGTTGCTGTTACTGAGATTCTTGGGGGCACTTACTGAGACTTTCTAAGCTGTAGGCAAGCGCGGTATGCGCCTGTTTTTACAGCTCGGGAGAGTTCTCCATGTCGATCAAAGTTCGCCTTAAGCACAGCAGCACGCTGAATAAGGAGCCCTTGCCTGCTGATTTGGACAGCGGCGAACTGGCGCTGAATATTAACGAGAACAGCCCTGCTGCTTATATCAAGGACAGCGCAGGGAATATCGTCAAGCTGGCGGGCCCTGGTGATGGTACAGGCGTCAGCGGTTACTGGGATCGGACTGGAACGGAACTCAGCCCTGCGACTAATGGCGACAGCCTGCAGCTGAAGGATGGCACTGGCGCGGTGTCAGTCGACCTGGATGCTGGTGCGTCTGCTGGCCCACTGGTGCGGGACTCGTCGGGCAGGCTGCTCGTGGGGACGACGACGAGCAGTAAAGCTTATAAGTTAGTTGTTCGCAATGATGCTGGAAACGGTGGTTTTGAAGGTGGAATCTTTTTACAACGAGCCACAACGCCACCTACAGGCAGTCATGGTCTTGGAACAGTCGCGTTTGGCGCTGCTCCGACTGGAGACGAAAATGAATCTGCGAAAATTGTCGCAAAATCTGATGGCGATTGGGGCGTAAATGACTGGCCAAGTCGCTTGGAATTTCATACCACTTCCGACGGATCAAACACTCCGACGGAGCGGATGACAATAAAGAGCGATGGCAAGGTCGGCATCGGGACCGCGACTCCTGCTGGGACACTTTCCGTCAATAACGCTTCTTCTAACTCTGTTATTGAAGTTACGAGAGGTGCAGAAGGGGCTGGTTACGGCTACACGATTGTTGGTGCAGACGGAGCAACTACTCCAGCATTGCGTTTCCAGACAGTCTCTAACGGCGTGTGGGGCTCAGAGGTTGCGCGATTCGACTCAGCGGGCAGGCTGCTCGTGGGGGCGACTAGTACGACTGATAGCACCACAGCGGTTCTACAAGGAAGACCTGGGGATCCCAATGGGGCAGGCGCTATCTATTTGCAAGGAGGTTACACAGGAGGGTCAGGCGACTTTTCCCACTATGGAGAAATCTCGTTCAAAGCGTCAACTGGAAAGATTGCAGAGATCAGCGGTTACGGCGCTCCTAGGACGGGTGGAACTCCTGGCGAGTTACGGTTCGCCACCACCGCCGACGGCAGCGTCACGCCCGTAGAGCGAGCGCGAATCGACTCAGCGGGTAACTTCCTGTTCGGCGGCACGCTACCTTCTGCCCCGAACATCAGCCTGAACCCTGTCGGGAAGATCTACAGCGGCAGAGCCAACGGTGAGGCAATGGATCTCAACCGTGATAGTAGTGTTGGTGCCACACTCCGAATCCTTTATGAAGACGCTGAAAAAGGCTGGCTAGGCACTAACTCCGTCAATGGCCTCATGCTCCAGTCCACTGGGACGCTGCAATGCCAAAGCGGAGGTGTTGGAGGTGTGCAGTTGACAGGCTCTGCAACATCTTGGTCTCCTCTGACATCCGAGTCCCGCCTAAAGGACTTCCAGTCTGATCCCGATGTTGATCAGTGCTGGAACCTTGTCCGCGACATTCAACTGAAGCGGTACTACTACAAGGATCAGGAAGACAAGACTGGCGTCTCCTACATGGGTCCGATGGCGGACTGGCTGGGAGTGCAAGACCCTGAGCTGCTGATCGATACAGGCCGTTCAGATGATGACGGTCCTATCCACACCTACAACCAGGGCCTGCTCGACATGAAGGCGCTAGCTGCATTGTCTGCAGCGTTAAAGCGCATCGAGCAACTCGAAGCCAAGGTCACAGCGTTGGAAGGCGGTGCACCTGCAAGGTCCAGCGGCACCACTAAAACTCGCCGTTGATCGCTTCAGATCAACATCCGCGTCGATAGAGCTGGGTCATCCTCATGAGCCTTGGGGTCCCAGCTCCCCTCGACATTGGCATCACCGACCACCTGAAGGGTGGTCTTTTTATTGTCGGCCTCTTCAAGCTCTGCCAGCCAGGCGTCGAGGGTCTCCCGCATCGCGATAGAGCGAGGCACCTTCAAGAACTTGCGCAGTTCGGCCAAGTCGCGGATGAAGACGCTCGCGCCTGAGCTGTAGGCGATG